GCTGCCGCCGTCTGCTTTGCAGATGTACAGCTCGCCGCGCTCTTCCAGCCATTCCAACAGTTCTTTTGCGTTCATTTCTTTTCATCCTCATCCTTCAAAAAATCACTTCCGAGCCGCATCACGCCCTCTCCGAACTTCTCCCGGATTTCCGAGAGCACGGCATTGATTTTGCGCTGCCTCTCTTCCGCTTCTTCGCGCCTGTAATCCTCATACGTCTTTTCCGGATACCGCCCCCACCGCCTGCTGCGCAGGCTGCCGACATGGCGGCCGAAAGCGAAGGGGTCGCTGTAACGCCTGCCCCAACTCATTGCGCCAACCCCGATTCAAAATCTTCCTCGGTCGGTTCAAACGGCAGGTCGGGGTATATGCCGTGGGCAATCGGCATTTTTTCTGCCGCATCCGACTCTTCTGCTGTTTCGGCAGCTATATGAGACGGCCGTATAGTGACTTCATCAGGGGTACAGCTGCTGATTAGCACGGCATAACCCAGCGCAATCAGCGTGCCCACCATCCAGCGCCACAGTGCCGGTTTCAAACTGTCTTGCCACATTCCCGTTTCCCCCTTTAATGGATCAACATCTCGGCAAACTGCCGTACCATTTCTACAGATGGCGCCTGCCGGTTAATCCGGGCAAGCCGCACCACACCGCGCAGCATCTTGTCTAGCCGGCGGGCGTTGCCTGCGGCGGTGCGCACCAGCTCGGCGGCGGCCTCCTCATCCATATCCGGCATCGCTTGGGCCACAATCTGCGCCAAGTCTTCATCCGGCACGCTCTCGCCCAAATCCAACTTAAAGGCCATGCGGCTGTAGAGCTGTTTCAATTCGCCGTTTTTGCCGCGCAGGTTGACCAGCAGCCTAGGCATCCCGGCCAACACCAAGCCGCAGCCGGTTTTGTCGTGCACGCGGCGCAGGCATTCCAGCGCCCGCAGCGGCAGGTTTTCCGCTTCATCCACCAAGATAATGCGGCCGCTGTCGCGCAATCGGCCCACCACCGAATCCATCAGCTCGTTCAGGCTGCCTTTGCCCTCTGCGCCAAGCATGGCGGCCAGCTTTTGCAGCAGCACTTTGGCGGTATAGGTCGGATCGGTCTCAATCATCAGCGCATCGGGTGCCTGTTTGCAGTATTCGCGCAGTGAGCTGGTTTTGCCCAAGCCGGCCTGTCCAAACAGCACCACTGCTTCGCCTTCCACGTGTGCCAACCGCAGCACGTCACGCACCCGCTTGGCCGTAGTCGTGAGCACATAGTCCACCTCCAGCTTTCTTTCGGCTTCGCGCTCGCGCTGCTTTTGCAGATAGGCGGCAATCTTGCGTTCAATTTCCTGCACATTGCCCGGGTATTTGCCGTGCAGGTATTGGTTCACTACGGGCGAGGTGACGCCCACGGCACGCGCCACCGCCGATTGCGAGAGGCCGTTATCGCTGATATAGTCTTGTAAATCCTGTCTGATACTCATCTTTAAAATCCTTTAAAAAAGGGGTTTCAGGGTTTCAGGTAGCCTGTTGCCGCAGGCTGCCTGTTTTACTTCGCTTGCTGCCGCTCCCATTCGTCGCGGTCGCTTTCAAACATAAATATCTGAGGTTTTTTCGCTGGTACGGGTTCGTAGTTCCCATTGCCAACCAGTAGGCCAAAATCGGGCTGGTGCTCGATGGCCGGGCGGGTTTCTTCTTTCGCCAGCCGGATGGTGTTTTCCGCGCGTTTGATGCGGCCTTTGGCACGTTTCTCCGCCAGCTGGTCGCGCACCGTAATCGGCATAGCTGCGCGTTTGTTGCCGTCCACCTTGGCTTTGCACACAAAGCTGCCGTCCATCTTGTACACATACACCCACTCGGCATCGTCGTAGTCGTAGGCCACCCGCACGTCTTCGCCGTGCAGCTCGGCCAATTCGGTCGAAAAATACACATTGCCAAACAGCTCAATCTGCCCGCGTGCCGCCTTGCGCACTTCCTGCGGCCTAAACAGCACGTCCAGTTCCGCTTCGGCCAGCAGGTCGGGGGCGAGGTTTTCCTGCTGCATCCGCAGGTCGCGGTATTCCAGCGGCGTGTAGTGCACGCCGTCGGCGTTTTTCGGCAGTTCGCTGTGCGGCCGGTTGTTGTAATCGGCAATACACTGCATCACATCCGCCATAAACTGCTGCCAGCTCGGCAGCTTGGCCTTGTAGCGCTGCTGTTCGGGTGTCAATTCCTTGCCCTGCCGCCATGCGTTAAACGCGCTGTCCATCTTGCGGTAGAGCAGGTTTTGCGTGCTCCGATCCATGCTGGAGCCGGTAAAAGTTTCGTATTGCGCGGCCAGCCGGATCAGGTTGTCTTGCCACCATCTCTCGATGATGCCGCGCCCCTGCGGGTTGCCCGGCAGGCCGGTTTCATGGTGGATACCCAGCCGCGCGGTTAAGCCGGTGATTTCATGGTCGATGGTTTTGCCGGTTTGGCCGCCGCCGTTGTCGGAGTAGTACATCAGCGGCACGCCGTTGTGCTTGATGCCGATACGCAGCGCATCCGCCACCGCCACACAGCTCTCGGCGAGCGAAAAGCTAAACCCCACCACCATGCGCGTGCAGCCGTCGATAATCACGGTTACCTCGGGTTTAAACGGCTGGCCGTGAATCGGGTGCTGCACCTTGGCTTTAAAGCTGTGGCCGTCGCCGATCCACACATCATTCGGCCGTAAAGCCTGCCAGTCGCGCCGGATATAGGGCAGCAGCGATTTGTAGGCCGCACCCGTCATCCGCCCGCGCTGCTGCATAATCTGCGGCAGCTTTTTCCATACCCGCCGCACCGTATCCAAGCTCGGCAGCTCGTAGGCCGGCTGGGCGGTAAGCCAGCCTTTGGCAAATTCCTGATAGCTGTGTGCCAGCTTCGGGGCGCTCGGGCGGCAGTGGTGCGCCATAAAATCCGCCAGCCAGGCAATCTGCACCACCGGCGTCTCTGTTTTGGTCGGGCGCGGTGCCAAAGCGGCCAACCGCGCATTGGGCGAACCGGCGGCGCGGTAGGCCGCCACCCAGCCTTTCAGCGTGCGTACACTGATGCCGCGTTGGTTGTTGGCGCGGGCATTGGCCACCGGCACCAAATACGCCAGCGTTTCCGATAACTGCCCGCTTTCCACCTGCCGCACCACAAACTGCACCGCATCCGTAATGCCAAAGCCGGTTACCTCATGCAGCCGCAGCACCTCCGCCGCCAGTGCCATCCGTGCATGGGCGCAGTCGCGCTGCTTGTCGTTCAAACCCATCGCATAGTCGTCAATCGGCAAACCCAACTGCTCCATCCGCCGCACCGCCGCAGGTCGTTTGGCCTTGGCCACGCTCGGCAGCACCGCCGGCTGTGATTGAGCCAGCAATTGAGCCGCCTGCCGCTCCCGTACCGCGGTTTGGATTTCTTCAGGTAGTCCGGCGACTTGGTATTCCATCCCGCCGCCACGCTGGGCACGTTTACGGTTCGGCCAACATTCACGCTTAGCTTTATCCGTGATGCCTTTAGGCGTTTTAGGCAAAGAGAGGATGTTGAGCTGTGCCAATTCGGCCGCACTTAAATACTCATTCATAGCTATCATCCCCAAAATCCAATTCCGGATTACCGGCCTTTTTCACGTTTTCTCTTTGGTAGGCGAGGAGAGCCAACACATTGGTGAGCGCCTCAATGGTTTCATCTACACCGCTGCCGTCCTCATGCCATTTAGCCAACAATGCTAAAGCTGCTGCCGTTTGGCTCTGCACCTGCGCCATATCCGCCGCCTTGCCTTTGCGGCCGCGCGGAATTTCAATCACCACCCGGTCGCCGTGCAGCACGCTTAGATATTCGCTAATAAAGCGGCTGCCCGTTAGTGCTTCAAACTGGGCTATCCGATTGAGGGGTAAAGTGTTATCCAACAGCCAGCGGTAATAAGTTTTAAGCTCTACACCCATCAGGTCGGCCATCACTTTAGATGGTCGATGCTGTTCCTTAGCATGCTGTTTGGCCAGCTCAATCGCATGGTCCAGAGAGGTGGCTTTCGCCTGTCGTCTGATGGTTCTCATGGTAAAAATTTATCAATCGAGAATTTAAATTCGTGATTTTTTAGCCTGTTATCCGTACAATACATTTATGCATTAACTGCACGGTGCAGCACTGGCTGAAAATTGCGTGCCGCATAACGTTGCGGCCAAATTTGTTCAGGCTTCAAACCCAGCGCATCAGCGATAACCCGCTCACTTTTCGGGTAGGGTTTGATGAGCGCGCCGTAAATAGTGGTCGGATGAACATTGGCTTGCTCGGCCAGTGCTCGGATAGTCCAACCCCGTTTTTTCAACGCAGCAATGATGTCGGCGCGGTGCCAATCCAAAGGCTCTGCGGTTACCTTTTGAGCTGTATTTTTTTTCATCTTGAGATACCTATTTTTTGTCAGTTAGAGAATTGACTAGATGTAGGTATTATAGCGTTGAGATTAAAATTAGCAAGTGGAATTTATATAGTTAAACTTAAAATCCGGGATATTTTATTAGGTTTGATTATAAATATATGATTTCAATGATAATTTATTTTAAGATTAACGTTATAGTTATTTATAGGTTGAGGTTAGTCTTTGTATGGAGAACTTTAACGTTGAGTTTGCAAAGAGAATGGAGATAGTTGCGAAGAGACTTGGCAGCGTCTCCGAGCTGTGCAGAAGAGTTGATGTGGCATACCCGACAGCGACCAAATGGGTAAAAGAGGGTGCTGAGCCCAGCACCACGAACCTGATTAAAATTGCCGATGCGGCTGGAGTAAATCTGCTTTGGCTTGCTACCGGACAAGGGGTTATGCTCAAAGAAGATAGCGAAGACGGCAAACAACCAGCAGCCTATGATGGCGATCAGTATGCTCAACCTGTTTTGGATACCTTGAATCGACCGGTTGATATTGAAGAGTTCGTATTTATTCCCCGCTACAACGTTAAAGTCGCTGCTGGGCACGGTTATATCGCTGAAGACGAAAAACCAAGATTCACAATGGCTTTTCGGAAATATTGGATTCGTGTCCACCTGCGTACCGACCCTAAATCTCTCTCGGTTGTCAAAGTGGCAGGCGACAGTATGGAGGGCATATTGTTTGATGGTGATAACGTGTTGGTGGATCACAGCCGTAACCAACCCGGAAACGGCTTGTATGTGCTCCGGATTGGCGAGGAGCTCATAGTCAAGCGTACCCAAACCCTCCCGGGCAACCATCTACTGGTTTCCTCTGCAAACGAGGCTTACCAACCATTCGAATTAAATTTAGCTGACGAAACATCAGGCGTTGAAATCATCGGCAAAGTAGTATGGTTCGGCCGGCAAATTTAAGAAAGTTTAAATCCCCTTTAATAACCGATTATTTTCCGTACATTTCAGTGCAAAAGATAACGCATTTTTTATCAAACCAAAGCAAAAGCTGGTGCAAGTTTTTTCCCGCACCAGCTTTGCTCAAACCCACGCCCCATAAAGATTTTCGCCGTTTTTTTTCTTCTATCCACTCAGTGCAAAAATAAACACCTCCCCACATACGCAGTTCCTCTGTTGAATTTGCCGTCGCGCAAGGCGCGGCCGTTGTGCCTCAAGGCGGCATGTTGGTAATCGAGTGCGGCCAAAACGCAGCGTGCCGGTGCAAATGCACTCAGGGTGTGCCGCAGCAGATCGGCCTGGTCATTGGTGATGGCATGAGGCATCGTGATGCGGTAGTGCGCCCAGCGGTCGCTGTGGCCGTAGGCATGTCGGCCATTGCGGACGATTTCGCCGTTATGCCGTTTGTTGCCATAGCCTTCGGTAATTTCGACTTCTCCGAATCCCAACCGCCGCACAATCTCACGTATGGCCCAGGGCGTGCCTTTGTAGCGGTGCAGCAGGTACGCGCCTTTAATCAGTTTTCGGCGCGTTTGGTCGCTCTCGGCCAGCCAGTAGCCGTCGGCACCCAAGATGCTGCGGCTCTCGGCCAACAGTTCCAAGTGCTCGGGGGCGACCAGCTCCGTCAAACGCGGCATCAGTTTTACCGCGTCAATGTCGCTCATCCTCAAGCCCAAATCGGCCAGCATCCGATAACGCTGGTCGCGTTCGATGATTTCGGCGTAAGTCAGTTCGGCCATGTACTACCCTTCCGCCGTCTCGGACGACGTGCCGATATTGATGGAGGTACAACGCGACCATTGCTCCGGTTTGATGACCGTCAACGTCGGTTTTTTCAGGATGACGTTGTAAACACCGTCAACTTTGAGGATGGTCTGGATATCCAAAGGTACGATGTCTAACCCCAGTTTTTCGCGGCGGGCGGCCTCGTATGCCGCCCATGCCTGTTTTGCGGCAGCGACCACTTCGGCCGTGTTTGCCCCGGTAAATAAAACCAGCTCGACATCCAGCGTGTAATCCACTACGGACGGGGCCGCAACGGTTACCGTGTCGCACAGCGGACGGACGCGCTCCCCGGACAAGGCTCTTTGCACCTCGTTAATCAACTCCAATGACGGCAGGCCGGTCTTGGTCAATACCGTTACCCGAACCTGTCCGCCTATCGGCGCGCCATCGGAACTTTGCAGATTGCCCACATGGACGTCGCAAATCACGGGGCTGACACGGCGGGCAAAATACTCATAAGCCCCGACAGGGCCTGCAACGCTGAAGCTCTCAGGTGCGAGCAGGATGCGCCGGCGGTAGGCATCGTCAGACTCTTCTGCCGCACCGCCGGCCGACACCGTGATGTTGGCAGCCGATACGCCGTCAATCGGATTGACGGGCGCGTTGATTTGTCCGGCGGAAAAACCATTGCCGGACACACCCGTCTGCAGGCAGACCGCTTCCAAATCCAAAGTGCGGCCGGCCGGTGAGAGCGTACCGGACGAGGTGGTCTGAAACACGGTTGCCCCGGCTGCAATCTGAGTGCCTTGTGCAATCAAAACGGTCCCGCCTTGTCCGGCAGCCAACGTAAAACGGATGGTGCAACGGGCGGCGGAGGCTTCAAGCCGCGGGGTGTTGACGTCATCGCCGCACAAATCCAGCATCAGCCCCGTGGCAAAACGCGGGTGCTGCTGTCGGTAGGCCTCATTGACCGCTTTGCGCGCCAATGTCTCGCGGTAGGCATAAGTATTGATCAGCAGCCGTTCGATATGGGCGGGCTGCAGGGTTTTGCCGCTGCGGGCTTCATAATCGGCGATGGTTTGCGCCAAGATTTCGGACAGATCGTCCGAAACCACTTTGACGTCCTCGCGTTTTAGCTTGTTCAAATCCATGCCGCCTGCTCCAATCTGATGTCTGTCGTATAAATCTCGCCCGCCACCTCATCGGCGACGCGCCAATAAACCGTCATCGTCAGATGCGGTGCAGCCCCGCTGAAAACGACGTTTTCAACCGCTACCCGCTTTTCCCATGTCTGTATGGCCAGCACGGTTTCGCGCACGATATTGGGGACAAACACGTCTTCCGGCGTGTCCAGCCATTTGTAATGGTCAGAGCCAAAATCAGGACGGGTAACGTCCGCGCCTTTGCGGGTGGACAGGATATTGCGGATGCATTGGTCGATGTCGTCCGCACCCTGAACCACGCCCGAGCCTTCGGGCGCGATCTGCCAGTGTTTTGAAATAGGCGCGGCGTAAAACATCAAAAAATCCCTGTATCGCTTATCGATACAGGGATTGTAGGGAAGGCCGTCTGAAACGCCTTTTAATGCGGTTTAATGATTTTTCGGCTCACCGGTTTGCCCGCCGGAATCGCCGTCATGGATGTGCTTGCCGATGTTGATGCCGTTGACGATGAGGTCGCCGGTGATGTTGACTGTACCTTTTATATTTGCCGCTGCACCGCCGCCGGCATTGCTGGCCGTCAAACCTGCGGTATAGGTCAACAGCCCGTTTACCGTCGCATTACCCGTGATTTCAGTTTCTGGGGATTGGATATCCACCTTCTGCGCCGCTTTGATTTTGACTTTGCCCGGCGTCTCAACGACCACCTCGCCGCTGCGGCGGTCGTGCGAGATGACCGTGCCGTTGGTAAACCGTTTGACCCATTTGTTTTGGTCGGATACCGGCGGCTTGTCGGCGGCGTTGTAAATCGCGCCGATAACGCAGCCGTTTTCGCCCCGCGCATCCAGCAGGCAGACAACCAGTTCGCCCACATCGGGGAGGCTGTAAAAACGGTTGCCGCCCGCCGCCGGTGTTGCCATCGGCAGCCAGTCGGTTTCCATGTCGTCGAGTACGGGGATTTTTACCCGCAAACTGTGCGACGCCTCATCAATCGCCGACACAATGCCGAATTGCAACGTTGCCGTAAAATCATGGGTTTGGGTTTGCATTTGCATCGGCCTGCTCCTCGTCTGCGACATACTCCGTCATTTTGATTTCCAATTCGGTCGTCCAGCCCCGGCGCGTGAAAGCGTGTCTTGATTGCTTGACCAGGTATTTAACCGAAAATTCAAAAACGCCCTAACCCCCGAATCATTGGCATGGGTGCGTGAATTATTGAGGGGCTGACCATGCTTGAGATTAAATTAGATGCAGAGAGGCTCGACCACGGTCTAAGTACACTGCTCAAAAACGCCACCGATACCCGCGCCATGATGCGGGGCATCGCCACCGAGTTGCTGTCCATGACCGAAGAAAACTTCGAATCCGAAGGTTGGGGCGGACAGCGGTGGAAACAAAGCCGTCGCGCCGCAGACGAAGGAGGCAAAACCCTGCAAAAAAGCGGGCAACTCGCCGCCAGCCTGACCACACAGGTTGGCAGCAACTATGCCCGCATCGGCAGCAACAAAAAATACGCCGCCATCCACCACCTCGGCGGCCAAGCGGGGCGCGGTCACAAAACCAACCTCCCCGCGCGCCCCTACCTCCCCATCAACGGCAACAACGAACTCCAACCGGACGCCGAACGCCGAATCCTAGACATCGCCATCGCCGCCCTCAAAAAAGGACTCTGACAATAAAGAAACGGACGATAAAATGTCGTCCGTTTCTTGTTGCACTATTTGCAACTCCATTTCACTTTTTCCATCCCGTCCCATCCCCCATCATCCCTCTTCTTCCCATTTATCTCATCATTCCTATATATTTATCTCATTGGGTTTCATAATGCCGGGCAAACCGTAATCTGCATGACAAAATATATTTGTAATAATTCAATTTCTACAATTGGCTGATGCTATTCTTGCATGGAGGCCGTCTGAAAAATCAACTTTCAGACGGCCTCCATCTTCGGAATACAGTCTACAACGGATAACGGCAGCCGATATAGCCTCTATCTGAATCACCCCTTAGTACATCTGCTTTAAAGACAGCAGCAAAGCCAAAATATTTCAATATCTTAACTTTTTTGCTAGGGTCCGCTATCGATTTTTCGTCAGCAGGGACATCATAGCCCAATGTATCCCGTTTTTTAGCTGTCGTTTTGGGTGTGATGTTTTGTCCCATTAGCTGTTGCGTCAGCTCTTGAAGGTTTTCCTGATATTTCTGACGGTATCGTGAATGCAGGTTGGGATATCGGCGTAATTCTTTGCGAACGAAGAAGCCGTTGCCAGCAATAGCACTGCAGGTAATATTATTTTCATCTTATTCTTTGATTTGTAATGGCTTGAAGGCCGTCTGAAAATCAAGCTTTAACAGAATTAAAGCCTATGCCCTGCTTTCAGACGGCCTGGCAAGACTGGCTGAAAACAGATAAATGATTTTCAGACAGCCTTTATCTTACTTAAGCCAACTTCGCTTTAATCAGTTCCTGCACCTGCGCGGGATTCGCTTTGCCTTTGCTGGCCTTCATCACTTGTCCCACAATCGCATTCAGGGCTTTTTCGTTACCGGATTTCAATTGTTCCAC